GGCTTTTCGGCTACTGCGGGCGCTGGCGCGTCGGTAACGCTGGCAGGCGCACCGGAAAGGAGTGTCCCTTCGGTTGTGACGCTGGTGTTAGCAGCGGGTGCGGTGGTCGCGGGAACAGCGGTGCCGTCCGCGGTGGTGCTGGTTTCGGAGGTGGTGGTTGCATCGATCATGGTGGTGTTGGTTGGTTGGTGTTTTGACTAAACCGCGTTTAGCGGAGGACTTCGGTGGAGGGCCGCTCGACGTCGGCATCTCCGACGACGGGCAGCGAAAGTTTGTGTTCGATGAAAAGGATCACCTCGCGCTGTCCGTCCCGCACCGCGGCGGCGATGGGATCAAACGGACGTCCCAGCGTGCGCTCAAAAGCGGGCCGGTTCATGCGGAAGTAGGCGCGGAGGTTGTCGAGGACAGCGCGCCCGTCTTCGTTGTCGAAGCAGCGGTGGTAGGCGTTGTTGATGCGCTGAAGGCTTTTGCTGCGCTCCAGTTCTTTGTCTGGTGTCATTAGCGGCGAGGGCGGTTTGGCATGGCTACACTCCGGTGGCTTGATTCATCAAACGTCCAAGGGCGCTGTCCTGCTTGACGCTACCGGCTTTGCCTGCGGCCTCGGCCATCGTGAGCATCTCCTGCTGCTGCTGCATCTGGGCCTGTGCCTGTGCGCGGGCGGCGCGAGCCTCCTCGACCTCGTCCTCCTCGGCCAGCCAGTCGGCGGGCAGTCCGTCGTTGCGGGCGGTTTCGCGGGCGATGACGTCCCACTTGAAGTTGTCCAGCACTTCGGGGCGCACTTGGGCGATGATCGCGTTGCGCTCCATTGTCCTTGCCAAGGAAAGGTTGTGCATGGCGCGGATGGCGAGCGCGACCTTGCTGACGTAGCTGACTTCCGGTTCCGGCAGCATGGGCTGTCCCATCGCGTCCATCTGGATCGCGTCCTGCGGCGGGGGGGGAAAATGGCCGTTGCGGATAAGGATGCCAAAGACTCCGCGCAGCATAGGCGAAAGCAGTTCGGTGGTCTTGCGGGTAAACGAAGGCGAAAACTGCACCAGCTTCTCGCTGGCCCGCTCGGCCACTTCGGTCGCGGTCATGTTGGCCCGTTCCAGCGAGGCGAACATGCGGAACATGTCCACATGCATGGCCACGTTGATGGCGTTGGTCTTGCGGGCCTCGCGGTCGAGTCCGATGGAATAGTCGCCCGCGGTGGCCCACTCCTGCGGCAGCGCGTTGGGTTGGGTCGGGTCGTAGTAGGTGACACCCCCAGAGCGCAAATCGACTTCCCCTTCGTGCGTAGCGGGCATGAGGAGACGAGGGAACGCTTTGATCTCGGAGAGGGCGTCAAGTTGCTTGGCTAAAAAGTTGAGTTGGCGGGCTTCGGGCAGCGCCATCCATGCCGGAGACACTCCGTAAACGCCCTGCTGGCTTTTAACGTGGCGACCGGCAAAGAAAGGTTTCTCGTCGTAGCCACTGTTACGGCAGACATGCTTGTTGCTCTGGTCAACGTAAACGCTGGCCCAAGGTTTGTTCGGGCCGTCGGCCTTGTTGCGGTCGCGGTCGTTGTCCTCGCGCTTGTAGAGAGCATGAACGAAGCGATGCTTGACGGTGCCGCCCTTGCCGGTGCGCCGGATCTCGGCCAGCTTCTTCTGCATGGCGGGCGCAAGGTTGTCTTCGCCAAACTTGTCCGCGGCTTGCAGGACGGTCAGTTCCAACTCTCTAAAGACGGTGTCAATCAGTCCCTCGTCGTTCTCGGCCAGTGAGTAGGTGCCGATGTCGAACTTGTGGAATACGAGCGGATGGCTGGTGCCGCTCTCAACAAACATGCAGTAGGTTCCAAAGACGCTGTCGTCGTAGTAAAGTTCGTGGATCTCGGTGTAGAGATTGCTGGTGGCCAAGAGCAACTGGGTCATCTCGCTGCACTTGGCATACCATTGCTTGGCCTTGTCGCTGTTGACGCCTTTGGGCGGCTCGTAGACAAACCACCGCGAGTCGGCAGGCGTGATGTAGGCAAGCTGCCCATTGGCCAGCGTGGCCGCGGCTTGGACGGCGCTGGTATCGAAGAGGACGTCGTAGCGCGAGCTATCCGGCACTGACCGCTTGGCGCTGATCTCGGCTTTGCGCGGTAAGAAGTATTCGGCCAACTCCTGCCAGTGCGTGTCCCATGAGGCACGCTCGGAACCCAAGTCTTGGTTGCGGGCAAGAACCCAGTCAGCGAGTTGGACGTTGTCTTTCATTACCACATGTCGGGGTCGTTAGCCGCGGTAATCAGCAGGACAATGCCCACCGCAAAAACGGCCAGATGGAAAGTTAGCTCCATGTTTCATCCCAAAAGATCCTTGGCCACTTTTCCGTAGCGACCGCCCATTGAGGCTTGTGCGGTCAGCAGCGAGCGGCGCTTACTCATTTGAGGCGCGGGTGCATCCATGTTTTGCGCGACGGGCGGAACATTGTTTGGCGTCACTGACGGTGCGAGCGCCGCCGGTGCTGCGCCTTGTTGGGGTATTCGATTTCTGCCTTGCTGAAAGGCTTGCCGCATAAACTGCCCAAACGTCTGCTGCCCCTGCGGGGTGCGAAGATCAAGTCGTGCGGGCCAAGCAACCATAGACAATTAGCCCAAGAGGCTGTTGGCTCCGGTGGCCGGATTGACGTAGCCGCCGGTTTCACCCGCGAGGATCGACTTACGGAAACCGGAACGACGGGCCGCGGCGCTTCGCTGCATGTTGGCGGCGTCATTGGCTCCCATCGTTTGCATTTCGGGAGGTGGCGGCGGTGGCGGTGGAGGAGGAGGAAGCGGCGGCGCTTGGAACGCGGGCATGGGGGGCGGTGGCGGCGGGGCCGAACGTCCCCCACCTCCGAAGTGGCGGCGGCACGTTAGGTCAATCTTGGACGAGTTGTAGAATCGCATATTTTTGGATGAGTTTGTCGGTCTGAAAGAAAGTCAGCGGATGGCCACTCCTCTCCCATGCGATGAGCGGAAGATAAAACGGGATGTGGCGCAATAGTTTTTTGACTAAACCCGCCAGACCTTGATCGTCAGCCAAGGCGAAGGCGTAGACATACCACGCATCCCACAGTTCCGGCGGGAAGTTGAGCCAGACGTCGTTGATATGCGACTGCTCCGCTTTACTCCACACCGGCCTCGCCATCATCACATACTCCGGCGTCGAGAAGAAACAGCCATGCGAGAGGTGCGCGAGCATGTCTTCCTCAAACGTCCGCGGGGAATCCGCGGTGTACAGCATCTTGCACTTTTCGATGGGCGTCATCGTCTCACGATTGTCCTGCGGGTAAAGTCGAGTTCGCGGATGCCGGTTGTCACTACGGTCGGGCGCGGCTTGGCAAAGCCGGTCTTCAGCATGCCCGCCATCTCGGCCTCGGCAATCATCCGCAAGGCGTCGGCGGCGTGGCTGGCCCAGTTGTGGACTGGCTCGTTGACCACAATGCCGGTGGCGCTGCTGCGCTTATAGGCATAGTTGGCCAGTGCGTCCAAACCCCGCTCGCAGGCAGGCAGACGGAACGAGAACCGCGGGAACATTTGCAGGCAGGCGTTGATGCCGATCCAGATGTCGTGCGTCCGCGGTAGCACGCGCACGTTGGCCAGACCGGCCTCGGTGTAAACTTGGGCGTCGGCCTTGCCGCTTGTCCTTGTCGCCGCGGCATCGTGAGGCAGGAAATGCGCTCCGTAGCTGTAGCCCTTGGCCAGCATGTGACCGACGCGCTGGACAGGCGTCATGTCCAGATCCATGTCGCAGTCGATCACGCGGATCTCGTTGCCGCCGATAATCTGAAAATACCAGACCACCGTATTGACCGGACTACCCAGATCCCACGCGGTATGCACCAAGGTCGAGTTGTCGGTCTTGAAGGCACTGATCGCACCGGAGGCGCGGAGCTTGTCCAGTTCGCCCGCGTAGATTGCGCCCTCGACCGGCGATTTGAAGCACTCGTCGAGTGTGGTGGGGAACTCGCGGAAGATGAAAAGGCCAAGGTCGCGGGACTGCCGGTCATACCAGAGGCGCTGCTGGTCACTAAAAGTGTGGCCTGTTTGTGATTGCATCTGGTCAAGGTATTGACTGATTGCTGGACTGATCGTGGCCACATCGCCCTCGACCACATAAGTCGGGTCTTTCCACCACGGGAAGAAGACCACGCGCCAGTCCTTGTCCGTCTTGGCCGCTTCCGGCGTCTCCAGCGCCCCCTTGACGATTTCCCATAGGTGGCCCCCTCTCCCACCCTTCCAAGTGGTTTCAATGATGATCCGGCCATGCTCGGCGCTGGGGATCGCGCCGGTCAGAATTTCCTCACTGCGGCGCGGGTCGTCCGCTTGGATCACGCCCCACTCGGAGAGGTGCAGCCAGTTGTTCGTGCCGCCACGCGCTCGCAGGCCCGCAAAGAACGACGAGGCCGCGTTACCCGCCACACTCACCTCAAGGATGCTGCCACTGTCCCTCACCCGCTCAATGTGCTGCAAGGTGCCGCTGGGGAGATTGTCCACCGCTACCTTGGCAATAGTGGCCAATTTGCGCTCGGCATCCGCGGCGGTCTGATCGACCAACGAGCATTGGGTGCCAGCGTTCCAAAGCATCTGGTCGGTCAGTAAGACGTCGAGCGCGGTGGACATGCCCAGACGACGGGCCTTCAAGATAATGAGGCGCTTGACGCCCTCCTTGAAAAGCATGTCGTAGACCCGCTGCTGCTCGGCCCGCGGGGCGAACTTGATGATCCGCCCGTCGTCAGCCCGCTTGATGTGATACAGATTGCGTAGCCGCCAAAGCGGGTTCGCAAGGTCGTTAGTCGATGACATCCGGTGGCGGGATCAAGCTGGCCAATTCTTCTTCGGTGAGTTGTTCGACACCCTCGATCTCTCCCGCATCAAACGCGGCGGCGAGGTCGGCTTGCCAGAGGCAGCGGAAGGCGAGGCGTCCGTCGGTGAGCGGTTGGCCGGTGATCGTGCCGTCCGTGAGGCTGGCTGCGCGGATGCGGGTCTTCTCGGCATCGTCCCAGTGCCCGCCGATCGTGAGGATGCTGCGTCCGGCGTCGGGCAGTTCTTGGCCATACTGCGCGAGGAGGTCGGGGAACATC